TTTTTTTTTTTTTTTTTTTTTTTTTTTTTTTTTTTTTTTTTTTAAGAAAATGAGCGCTTAGCAAGTATTAAGTTGCTAAGCTCCCGTCATTAGTCGGGAATAACCAATTTAAAATTCTGCCAATTATAATAGAAAGCTGAACCTCGTTCGTCATTCCTAGACAAAGCTAGTCTCCCCCCGGTAGGAGGAGTTCGCTCTGACTAAGTCAGAAAAAGGCCTACACTGTTATTAGTGTGTAGGGACCACCTTCTACCGCGTACCTGTCCACATGCTGAAACATGCTTCGGGTTTGGGAGAAATGTACTACTCAACTAAAGGAGCATCGGTAACTACGGTTATAGTACCGAGCTTCTTGATAGCTTCTTGTACGTCAGGAAGTTTAACTGTTTTAGGATCAATTTTGACTCTAAAGAATGGAGACCCACCCATTTCAATTTTACAATCCGTAATAGAAATACCAATATTACTACCATCGGCAAGTGGCAAGAAAAATTCTTGCGGCACTCCTGTGGCTATCGAGTATGGCTCCAAAGATGGTTCTATCGCAGGGTCAATACCAATAGGCTGGAATGATATATAATCATCACCAGCATTAGCAGCATTGACCTCCGAAAGGTCCAACTTTACTGTGTTACCGGTTGGGAAAGTTGATGTTGACCGGACGTTCCTTATGTCACACATAGGAGGAGGTCCGACCATGAAGAAATAATTAAAGTCATCTCCAGCAGCCTCATACATCGGTGATGTTTGTGTATCTCCACCATAATTAGCGAGATTCCTGCATCTGATGTTCGTCCGCACATCTCCCAGTACAGGAGGTTGATTGGAATCAACAACATCGCATCGAATACCTCGATAATATGGTGTCCTAACTTCAAATGAATTAGAAACCTGTTGATTTTGTTGGAAAATGGGTTGTCCATATGAATAAACCTCTGGGGTAACTGTTTGATTTGCTTCTGTCTCATCAAAAGACAAGAACGACTCAGCGACTACTCCTGGTGTATATGGAATAACCTTTAATTGTGACGAACCGTTGTAAAAACGGTACAAAAATGAAGCCATATACCACGGAGTGGGTATGACTTTATCTGTAAAATTTGTGCGAGACATCGTGCGCGCACCACTTGCGGGATCCTCAGACATGCGACGTGTTCTTAGGCCTACGTAGTTGCTATTCTGTGACAAATTCGCGAATAGCCCGTAGCGCTTCATGAACGCACGCAATGACTTGAAGTACTCACCTGTGGTTTGAGCGGTAACATCTCGTCCGGTGTGGGATGGAACCAAAAGATTTTCATCCTCTGGAATAAACACCGTGCCAATATCTGCTTGAGCATATCTGGTTGCTTTTTCAGTATATTTTGACTGGAAACCAGGTGCCAAGTTCATTACTGGGCGTGCGATTTGATAATCCTCTCCACCACTGTGCGCTATAAAGAACGTCACAGAAGGTGAAACTGTTGGAGGGTTAGACAAATCGACAAGCGAGTAAATTGCCAAGCATCCTGTCTTGGTGTCCAAAGTTGTGGCATCAGGACCTGGATTTGCAACGCTAGACGTTCTCTTGTAAGTTTCTCGCCAATCAGTATTGGAGATGAAAGGAACAGAAACACGGAAGGTGGTTCTACCCATTTCATCTTGCCTATCTTTTAAATTGCAAACTACATTGTAATTAGTATTAAGCAGATTATCTAAACTTTCAGGTACATCCGCAAGGTTGGTTTCAGGCAGAAACACAACCGCAAAACGACCCTGATGGTAAGGAGTTTTGACCACCATAATATCGTAGTTAATAGTGCCGCGCCACAAAGTTCCCATCATGCTTGCATATGCAAAGCTGCCAAGGTACAATGTTTGACTGTCGTCATTATTACCATATTGATACTGTGATAGTGGAGAAACCTCCCATGCGGTAATTTTCTTTCGATTTGTAAACAAAGCTTGCCCTGCTGTTTGGGCATGGAAAAAGTTTGGTCTACCAAATATGTACTCAAAATTTAATTCATCCTTAGTTTCAGGAATGAAAGACGATCCGTCAATACCATTGTCTTGAATCAAGGCCAAAGTTGTTGCATCATCATTTCCTTCAGTGTGAATAAGTGTATTATTTGGTTTCAAAACTGCTTTGCACTGTGGCTGTATTGATGTTGGTTTAGACCATCCAAAAGAGGCTGCAGTTTTGCCAACAGCACGCGAAACCCAAGCAACGGTTGAGGCGACTTTGCCAATGACTGGTATGCCCGAAAGCACATCAGCAATGGTAGAAACGCCACCAGCAATTTTAGATACTGGACCTGAAGTTTCAACTTCACCAGTATCACGCGCTGCTACGGGTGCCACATCAGCTTGAGCAAATCTATAACCTCTAGCTTCCAGTCTTTTAATTTCATGTTGGTCTCTGGCTGTGGAAATGACATCCTTCTGTGTAGGTACATAGAATTGAGGATTGACGAAACGAGCAAATACAGTGTATTTGGCAGTTTCGTTTCCAGTTGGTCCAAGCAGAGATGAGAATACATACAGGAAAGCTGTACCAAATTGGTTTTGCGAATTACTCAAATCAAAAAGATCGTAAATATTTGCATAAGGACAGATAAGTTTGAGAGAATTGCCTTCCTCAATACTCACAATCTTGTAAGGGCATGACGTCTGGGAAGCTAAATAGCGAGTTCCTTTGCGTCTGAAATCTCCTGTCTGGTCATAATAAGGATTATAGACCAACATGAGAGCACCCTGCAAGAAAGGCTGAGCATTGATTTTGACCTCAATCTCAATATCTGCCTTCAAATATTGATAATTCTTCAACTTGTCAACA